GTGAAGGTCTCTCCTATGCAAATTTTATGAGTAATTCCAAAAAAACGGGCCTGCAAACTCCATTGACGCGGCAGCATCTTGCAAAACTGCTTGGGATCACTCATCAATCGGTGACTTTACTTGTCAAAAAGGGAATGCCGACAAGCTCGGAGGAAGCCGCAAAGGAATGGTACGCCAAACTCAGCGTCAACCCTGTTGATCTGAACGGCGCCAAACTCAAGAAAACACTCTTGGAAGTGGAGCGTTTGGAGATTCAAAACGCCCAGGCAAAGGGCGAACTGATTTCACGGGCCGAGGTAAAAGAGGCGTGCATCACGGTGGGAGCCACACTGTCGGCGGAAATGCAGAACCTTCTTGGGGATTTACCGTCAATGCTTGAAGGGCTAGATGCCACAAGCATTCGGGAGAAGCTGCAACCGCGTCTGAACTTGGTACTGGAGCGGACAAAGGAAAGGCTGGTGAATGTCAAACCCAGTATTTGAGGGATTCAGCGCTGGTGCCAAGTCCACCTTTGCTGGCGATCCGATTCAATGGCTTTCGGAGAACGTGCGCCTGCCCCATTCAGCCAGGGCGTCACACTTTGACCCTGACATGGCGCCGTGGCTAAATGATATCATCCGCGCCGTCACTAATGACAGAATCCGGCAAATCATCGTGCGGATGCCAACAGGCGCGGGAAAGACAACCTTTCTCGAACTCATTTGCCCGTACATCGTGGCGAATCAACCTGGGCCGATGCTTCTGGTTGAACAAACTGATGATACGTCAAAAGACTGGGCCGAGTCTCGGCTCATGCCGGTGTTCGAAGCCTGCGACCCCGTGGCGCGGCTGTTCCCAGAGGACCGCCATCAGAAGCGGAAGAGTGCAATTCTGTTCCCTCACATGGCACTCTTTATGTCAGGCGCCAACATGAGCGGGGCACAGGGGAAATCAATGCGATACGTTTACTGCGATGAGGCATGGCAATTTAAAGCAGGCATTTTGGGAGAATTGCAAAAGCGGCTTCACGACCGGGTGAATCGGAAGTTTATTGTGTGCTCACAGGGTTGGGACAGCTCACATGATACCGAGGAACTTTGGCGGATGGGCACAACGCATGAATGGGGCCATGAATGCATAGCATGCGGCGTTTGGCAGAAATGGAGCTGGCTGACAATTAAATACGCTGAACCCGCCGAGGGCAAAGAGTGGAACTGGCAGGAACTCCGCGACTCCGTCCGGCATGAATGCGAGTGCGGGCATGTCACTCCGAACACGACTGCCGGCCGTCGGGCGATGGCGGCGCGTTCCAGCTATCGGGCGGAGGTTGGCGAGAACGCCGTTGAGGGCAACGTAAATTTTACCCTTCCAGCGTGGGCAGTCTGGTGGATTGATTGGGCAGACTTAGCGGTCGAGTGGGTAAAAGCGAATGAGGCAAAGCGGAAGGGAAACATTGAACCGCTGAAGCAGTTTAAGCAAAAGCGCGGGGCGCAGGTCTGGACGCTCGAAGAAGACCGCCCCGTGGTGAACTTGCTCGCGGCGGATTACTCGCGCGCGGATTACGCCGACGGACAGAAGATCGACGGGGAGGTGATTCGGTTTCTCACGGTGGACGTGCAGCAAGACCACTATTGGGCGTGCGTCCGGGCATGGAGGGCGGATGGAACTTCGATGCTTGTTTGGTTTGGGAAGATTCTGACCAAGGACGGCATCGTGGATTTACAAAAGCGGATGGGCGTTCGCGAGAACATGGTTTTTGTCGACTCAGGCTACGAAACCCCGGCGGTCTACGAAATGTGTGCAGTCGGTGCGAAATACAACGAGCAAGGCTGGCTCTGGAACTCGGGTTGGACGGCGTTGAAAGGCGCGAAGCAAGAACGGTTTTCTCACATCCCGCCGAATGGGAAAAAAGTGGAAAAGTTCTTCAGCCCCCCGGTGAAAGTGCTCGCTGGATCTGGGAAGCATTGCAGACTAATTCACTGGAGCAATCTGATCGCGAAAGACAAACTTTCGCACTTACGCGCGGCGGGGCCGGATGTCTGGGCGTTCCCTTCTGATATTGGGGAGCAGTACATGGCACAGATTGTAAGCGAAGTGAAGCGCGACGTGATTGATCCGCAAACCAAGGCGATCACGCAACGGTATGTTGCCATTAATCGAAACAACCATGCATGGGATTGCGAGTGCATGCAAATTGTGGCGGCGGCCATCACCCACATTTTAAAAGGTGTTGCAAATGATGAATCTCCTGTGTAATTTATTGACCAACAGGTCTGATATTTTTTAATGCCTCTTGCTAGGGGCATTATTGCTTCACAAGCAGTGTAATAACATGACACCCGGCATCCGCCTTTTAGTGGAAGTTTTTTTGACGCGCGACATGGCGGAACTGCGCACCATTCGAGATGGCGCATTTACTTTGGCAACAAATAAGGGGCAAGGAACACTATTGTCTTCCAGCGTTAATGGGTCATCGTTTTCCTTTTCATTGCCGGGGGCGGCAACATTAACACCATTGCAAGTGACTGCAATTGCACAACTTGCCATTGATCACAGGTTGGCAGGTTTTTGTCGACCCACAACAAAGACGACTGTTCGCTTTATTTAAGCCATGCTTTCAAAACTTATCAACGGCGTTTCGAAACTGCTTAAGCCCAAAAGCGAGTATACACGCCCGCAGGATCAGAGGCTAATTGAAGCGGGATGGTGGGCGCAGAAACCTTATTGGGTTACGCACGCCCGCCCGATGATTAAAGAGGTGACTCCCTCAGAGCATCGAGTGCTGACATCAGCGGCGAACCGTATTTACTGGAATTATGGACCTGTGCAGGCCGGCATCGACGCCAAAGGGACATACGCAGTGGGACGCGCATTTCGGCCAGTGTTTGCGGGTAAAGATAAAGAGTGGGGCAAGCAGGCGGAAGAATGGCTAGATAATTGGCAGAATGTGGCTTTTGTAGACGGTGTTGATTGGACAACAGGACTCTGGCGCATGTCTGTTGCCATAGATCGTGATGGTGATCAGGGATTATTGTTATCCGAGGCAAAAAGTGGTTATCCGCAATTACAATCAATCCCGTGGCACGCTGTTGGCCCACGTAAAGCATCTGAATTTATTGAAGAAGGACCATACAAAGGATTGCGGCAGCATCTTGGTGTGGCAATTAATGCTCAAGGCCGTCCAGTTGGTTATCACATTGTCGGCGCCACTGAAGAGCAGGATCAATGGATTTCGGCGGCATCAATGATGTTGGTTCGCGACCATCCAAACGTGGACTTTTATCGCGGGTTATCTTCATTGACGACTGGAATTATGGATTTGCGAGCCTGTTTTGAAATAGGGCGCAACATTAAGCAGGCGGCGCAGCTTGCTAGCACCCTTGGTTTGATTGTTCACAATGAAATGGGAATGGCGGATCCGCTTGACCAGGCTTTTGCCTATCCAGATGTTCCGCCTCCGGGGCAGTCTGGACTTCGTGTTGAAGAGCGAATGGGCGGGACAATTCAATACTTTCGTGCCGGCGCTCAGGAGAAACTTGAACAACTTAAAAATGAAATTCCCACAGAAGCTACTGACCGCCTTGTTGAACGCCTCATTCGTCAGTCTCTCCTGGGCGCTGGATTACCAGTGGAGTGGTTCTGGAAGAACGACAATGGAGGTGCAGATGTACGCGCCACCACTGAAAAGGTTAATCGAATCGTAAAAGATCGGCAGGACGTTCTTAGAATGAACGCCAAACGTGCAATTGGGTACGTGGTTTCAAAAGCCATTAAATTGGGACAGCTTCCGGCATATAAAGGAAACGATGCCGGTGGATTTCTAAAATGGACATTTACTACGCCTCCAATTCTTACCGTAGATGCAGGCCGAGTATCTGCTGCGCAACTTGACGCATATCGAGCCGGAATGGTGAACATGACCGAGATTGCGGCAGAAGGTGGAAAGACTCTTGATCAGCATTTGGACGAACGTGAAGCCGAAATGATTAACATTCGCGAACGTTGCGCGCGGTCTGGGTTGCCATTTTCAGATTTTGTGCTTCAGACCCCCAACGGCAACGTGGCACAATCAATTCCCTCAAAATGAAACACAAACGCTTTTCCCACATCATTGAGGCTGTATATCATCGCCCGTGGTTTATTACACCTGGGGGCTATCGTGCAGTGCGGCAAGTAATTGACGCGCGCCTGACTCGGGCCGAAATGCCCGATCTTAGTGAATACGAAGGTTGTGAGCGTGAAGAAATGACGATTGACGCTAACGGCATTGCGCATATTCATGTGGAAGGCACTATGGCGCGCGGCATTTCGGCACTAGAAGCTATTTGCGGCGGCTTTGATTACGAATGGCTAGAAGCTGATCTTCAAGAAATCACACGCGCTGGCGTCAAAGGTGTTTGGATTGAATTTGATACTCCTGGCGGCGCAGTTGAAGGATGCTGTGAATGCGCGGATATGCTTCAAGAGATTGCCAAGAAAACTCCCGTTGTGGCATGGTCTGATGGCACTTGCGCCTCTGCTGGATACAATCTTGCAGTTAGTTGCACCAAACTTTATGGATCGCAATCGTCCACTTGGGGCAGTATTGGAACGATTATTCCTTGGTGCGATCAATCAGCCGCCTGGGAAGCGGAAGGAATGTCTTGGGAACCAATTACAAATGCCGAGGGCGTCCTTAAAGGAGCAGGCATGGGGCCTAGTCTGACTGCGGCACAAAGAGCTTCGCTTCAGGAATATGTACAAGATGCGTTTGATCAATTTAAAGGCAACGTATTGCGAAATCGTAAAATCGCTGAAGAAGCAATGCGTGGACAGGCATTTTTTGCCCCTCGCGCATTAGCAAACAACATTATTGACGGAATTTCAACAGAACAAACCGCATATAATAAATTGCTTGCAATGGTTCGTTAAATAGAATAGGCAAAAAATATCACAACGCCTTATCTGATTTTTTCAGATAAGGCGTTTTGCTTCACAGACGGGAGTATGGTATGGATACACCCGCAACCTTGGCAGACGCGCTCACGGCGCTTAACGCCTCTACTGTGCGCGCGACCGAACTCCAGACAGAGGTTGCGGCGCTTAACGAATTGCTTGCCGAGGCCGGCAGTGCAGTTACCGAACGGAATCAGCTGCGAGCTGAGCTTGATTCTATCAATGCAAAAAATGCTGATCTTGCGCAACAGCTTGCGGCAGTGGTTGCAAATGCAAAGAGCATTGATGATCAGGCCGCAGCAATTGTTGCTTCCGCCGGACATCCTCCCCTTGAAATTGCACCGAATCCCGATGTGGTTTCAAAACCCAAGTCTTTGAGCGAACAGCTCGAAAATGTCAGTGACCCTCTAGAACGCAGTCGCATTCGCGCTGAGTTTCTTTCAACCCTCAAATAATTCTTTTAATTTATGGCCAACAATCTCGGAACTTTAAACAGTGCACTGATACTTTTACGGGCACTTTCTCTTGTTTTTACTAAGCGTCCTCTTTTGCAAGCAATTTCAAAAGATTTGGAACCTATGGGCGCCAAACAGGGACAGACAGTTCTTACTCGCCTGAAATCCATTCCTTCTGTTGTTAATGACACAGAAGACCTTCCTGCCTTCAATACGACCGACGTTCCTGTGACGTTGTCGTACTCCAAGCGTGTTGGTGCAACTTTTACTTCCGCGCAGCTTAACAGCACGTCGCGTAACCTGATTGAGGAACTTGCTGAACCCATTGCCGTAGCAATGGCAAACAGCATTGTTGATTCGGTTGGGGCTCTTTGGACCACGTCTAATTTTGCCAACGAAACTGTTTCTAACGCGCCTTCGTACAACACCCTGATCGATCTTCGTAAAGCGCTTATCAGTCGTGGTATTCACGGGGATCGTTACCTCAGCGTGAATGCTGAAACTTATGCAGCGCTTCTCGAAGATCCGTTGATCACCCGTCCTAACCGCTTTATGGCCGTTGGCACGGACATTATTCAGACTTCCGAAATTGCTGGCGTAGCTGGATTCTCGAATATTTTCGAATATCCCGCAATCAACAGCGCAAATCACATGACCGGGTTTGCTTGCACGCCTGAAGCTGTGGTGCTTGCTTCTCGCGCTCCGCAGGATCCTCGCGAAGCGTTTGGCGGCAATATTCCCTTCCCAGGTAACTTCGAAGTTTTGACCGATCCAATGACGGGTTTCAGCGCTGCGGCAGTTGAATACATCAACCCGCTGACGCTTGATGTTACCGTTTACCTCAAGTGGATCTACGGCGTTGCTGTGGGTAATCCTCTTGCCGGTCAGCGCTTGGTTTATCAAGCCAACTAATTGATCGCGCACGCTTTAGCCTATTATGCGCATTCATTTAGTTCTCATTCGTAATGCTGCCGGCGCGTTATCTGTTGCTTATCTGGGTGAAGATCGCGCCGCAGCATTATCCACTTACGAATCTTGCGGCGATGCTGGAGATACTATTGAGCTGTATTCTTATCCAGAATTGACTCGACGCAGAAATGTAATTGATAGTCAGCGTCGTAAAAAGAAATGAACTTTTTTGCCCAGATGTCGGAAGCGTTTAATTCCGCGACCGACGTCGTGGGCAGAGAGTTTATTTACAGAGACAAAACTTATATTGGAGTGGTTAATTTTTTATCCACTTCTGAAATCATTGATTTTGGGGGATTTCAAAGTCATTTAAGTGCTACAGTAGCAGTAAATTGCAATTTGTTTCCGCAACCTAAAAACGGTGAAAGAATTACCATTAATGGCGTTGACCGGCGCATTGTAAATGTGACCAATAACAACGGCGTTTCTTGGCACATTAGCCTGGAGGATATCAGTCGATGATTGATGGATATCTGGCGGAAGCAATAGCAGCAAAATTGCGCATTGAATTTCCCAACGTTTATGTTGGGATTCCGCAAGATGATGGCAAAATCTCAATGCCCGCAATTGTAATGCAGTTGCGGTCTGATTTTGTTTTGGGATCACCTCTTGAACGTGGGCACTTAACAATCAATGTTTGTTCTCAGGCTGACGATGTCACCCCGGATCAGCATACTGCTTTTGTTTATAGGGTTAGTCAATTTATGCGCACAATTTCTATCAATTCAGATAAAGTGAAACTTGATGGAATTGTGACCGCTAGTGCGGATGAGCAACATGCCGAAAGACATTGGCAGACCCCTTTGGTTTACACAATCGGTTTTTCACCCAAAACTTAAAAAACTATGCCAACATTCGGAGCATCAACATTGGGGGGAACCGCTCCTAGCGGATACCTTCAAGAATCAACAAAAGAAGTAACCATTGAGGTTGCCACTATTCGAGAAGCAGCCGGAGCAATTAAAGTTGCAACAGTTAAGCCAAGGTCAATTACGACAATCAACGTAAAAACAAAAGGCGAATCAACTTTAACGCCCACAGTCACTTTAGGATCATTTACTAGTGCTGTTACTTCGTCTAAAGTTTCTCAGACTAACGACGATTATTCCACCGCAGAAACCACCCTAACCACCTACGCATAATATGAGTGTTTTCGGCATTACTTTAACATCCGCTAGTGGATTCACTGAATCTGTTGATATTGAAAAGAAAGCAGAAGTAAAACAGCTTTTGACAAGTGAAGGTCATCACGGCGAAGCATACGCTTTTGATCACGCTTATACTTTTAGTGCGCGCGGAAAAGGCGACAATCCGTTTTCTGCTGGCGTAGGAACCGGGGGAATTAGCAATCTTGAAGGCGTCTCAATTATTACGTCATGCAAAACGACGACTAAAAACGACGACTGGCAAGGTTGGGAAATTAGCGGAACTTCTTACGTGCACGCCACTTAATGGCAATCTCAGCCTTCTAATATATGGAACAAGGCAAAACATACACTTGGTTGATCGATGATAAAGATCCCGCAAAAAGCGGGAACACTGATCTCGTTATGGCCTGGCACACAATGGGTGGCAAACTTGCCCCAAGACCTTTTGAAAAGGTTGAAGAGGATGGTAAGCCTCGCATTACTTGGGTCATTGAAACATCAACCTCAGCTAATATTAATGGGGACATTGTAGACTTCTCTGAATTTAAAAAACGATGGGAAGATTTAGAATGGTGCAAGGCAAATGAATGGAATCCGATTGCAATCATGCGCGCTTATCGAGATAACGCCAGAGACGGAAAACGATGGGCAAGAGAACAGGCGACTGGAATTTGTAAAACAAAAGGAAACGCTCGCATCGTAGTTTATCCAAATTCTCCTGAGTGGTTAAAACGCGAATTTGCAAGATTTATATGATCGACCCATTTTTGCTTGCGAACGAAAAAATTGGTGCAATTGAAGTTCGTCCTTTTAGTTTAATCACGCAAAGAGCAATTGATTCGCTTTCAAAGTTTGAATTTAACAGAACGGAACAAGCTGCTTCAATGCTTTGGGTTCAAATGCGTGAACCGGCAGAAGTAAAAGCTGCATTGACGAATGGCACTCTTGAAAAATCAGTGAGAGATTTTGCAGAAAGCATGCCTCTTGTTTATTTGATTCCAATCGAACAATGGGTGGAACGGCAACAAGAAATGATTGCTGCGGGAAGAATTGAAATTATTCCTCGGGATACATCAACTAATGATCCGGGAAACTTGATGGGCCAGAGTGGTGCGAAAGTTTCGTAATCACCCTGGCCCGCGAAACAGGATGGAGTGAAGACCACATTATGAACGCGCCACTTGCTAGGATGCTGAAATATTATCATGCAGCGCTCTGGGCAAATGGGGCGTGGACTCGCAAGGCTGCTTCTAAAGAAAAGGTGAAAAGTGCTGAAGAACTGTTAGCAAACTTCAAACCTATTTTTGAGGAGGATGACGATGGCGAAGTTTATTGAAGTTCAAATTCAAGGCACGGATGAATTTTACAATCTTTTGAATGCTATTGTTTTAACTGGAAAAAGAAGCGCAAAAGATCAGGCTAAAACTCATTTTAAAGGTGTGGTAAGAAATATGCTTGCGCTTACTTTTCCAATGGGCAGTCGAGAAGGCGCGTCTTTAAAATTAAACAGCAAGGGTCAACATACCGGCAGCATTGATTTTACGGGCGGCAAAAAAGCGGGAGAGATTGCAATTAAAAACGATCTCAATAAAGCGTTTATGACTCCGCAACAAGCAAAGGCATTAAAAAAGCCTTTAACTAATTTTGCAGAATACAAAAATGAATCTCCTCAAACGACACTTACTTGGTATCTTTCTGTAAGAAATAAACGCAAACGTATTTCTAGATCTTTAAATCGAGCCGTTACAGGAGCAAATAAATCATTTGTATTTCAGCAATTAAAAAAACGACAAGGATATGTTGCGGCTGGTTGGATAAAAGCGGCATCTCAATTTGGGATTGCACTTCCTTCTTGGATTTCAAGTCAATCTTTTGCACGATCAACTTGCAAAATTGATGATGCACCAAACTTTTTTTATATTACTGCAATTTGCGGAACAAATCATCCAAATGCAAATGTGCTTCAAAGTAGAGCCGCTATTGCAATGAATATGCAGGCAAACAATATGAAAAGAATTTTAACAGCAGCGCTAAAAGACGCGCAAAAAAAGAAAGGAGTGTTTACCAATGGCTGATGTAACGCTTTCAATGGGAGTTGACTCTGCGGGTCTTGATTCTGGAATTGCAAAAGCAAAAAGCACAATTCGATCCCTTGAAGAAACCACTAAAAAAGGAATTTTTGAAAAGCTCAACAATGACGTCAAAAATTTAGGCGGCACGTTTTCTACTCTTAGGGATCAATTAGCAAGCGGCAACATTGTTGGAGCCTTGGCAACCGTGTCTAAAGGAACAGGCTCGATGGGAATGCTTGCACCAGTTTTAGGCGGTGTCGGAATAGCTATGGCAGGCGTTGCAGTGGCTGCCGGGGGAATGTGGTCAGCCATGTCACATGCCAAAGAAATGCGCAACATTGCCGACGAATCTGGATTGCTTGTTTCTGAACTGATTCCGCTTCAAAAGATATTTAATCAAGTTGGATTAGAAGCTGATCAAGTGCCAGTAGTGATGACGCATTTGCGTGAATCGCTTGCCACATTAAATGATCCAGCATCCAAAGCATCAAAAGCGTTTGAAAAAATTGGGCTTAATGCGGAATCGTTTAAAGGGAAAAGCTACTATGAGGGGCTAAAACTAATTGGAACAGCATTAGCAAACGCCACTGACAAAACAGACGCTTTAAATGCCGCTACTGAGGCGTTTGGTGCCAAGAAGGGTACAAAGGTAGGACAGGCACTTGCTGGAGCTAATTTTGGGGCAATGGAAGCTCGAAACCCTGAATCTGCTAAAATTATTGAAGAGCAAGGTGATATTTTTCAACGGTTTCAATTAGCAGTGGCTAGATTAAAGCCGTCGTTAGATGGATTTTTCCTAGGCATGGCGTCCGAAATTGTGCCGGCGTTGGCTGATGCGGCAGACAAAATTGAACGCATGGATCTGGTAGGATTGGGAAAAAGATTTGGAGATGCGTTAGGAGCTGGTGTTAATAAAGCACTTGAACTTAGCGAAAGGCTAAAATTTGTAATGGCTGTGCCAGCAGAAAGAAAAGAAATGCAGGCCGCTAAACTGAAAGAATACGAAGAACAAAGAAAGCGACAACTAATTCCAGGCTATGCTGAAGAACAAGAAGCAACGAAGCCGACTTTGTTTAATTACCCTCAAATCTCTGAAGGGCCACAAATAAAAAAAGGTGCAATTATCAGCACAGGAGAAGAAAAAGCGTTAAAAATTGAACGTCCTGAACCCATTCTTGCGTCTTTGGCAAAAGTGGGAGGTGGTGCTTCTGGCATGGGCACAGACAGTTTAAACATTCAGCGTGAGCAACTCAGTGTCATGCAGCAAATGTTGTCAGCATTGCGATCTTCTCGGGAAACGCAAGGACGCGCGTCAATGATTGATATTTACGGAAATTCTTCTGTTGCGGTAACTGCTTAAATTTATGGCTGTCATTCAAACTAAAATTGAAGAATCACAAGACATTCAAAAAATTGTACTGCAAACAATCACTCGGCAATCGCCCGATGATATTACTGTAAATCCTAATGCGCGATCTTACAGAAAAGAGCAAGTTGATGGCGTTTACACTTTGGTCGAAGAGTTTCTTTTAAGTCAAGGACATCCTCAATATTCTGCTGATGGTTCAGTGTCTAGTGAACCACTTGAAAGCCACAAATTATTTGCAGGAACTGCTCAAGGTGTTAAAGACAAATGGGCAACATGGAAGCGAAACCCAATGGCTGATTCGCTTCTTAAGAAAAATTCTGGATCAGATGGCGCATATTGGACTCCCGAATTGGATGGTGTAAAAGATGAATACTTCGCAATTTTTTACCCACTTTATTCTTCTGGAATAGAGTCATACTACGCATCAAGAATTACAGTTAGAATGACAGAATTGGAAGAAGGTCCACCTGACATGACAAATGTGGGAAAAATTGATGCAGGCTGGGAAGGGTCTGGAGTTAAAGTGCCACAAACAATGAATTTTATTTTGTCTTCTGTGCATGGGCAACAAGAAGGAGAATTCTGGCGTAACACTTATGAATGGCTTGGGTCAAATCCAGGATCTGCTGAAGGCTGGAGTGGTCCAATTTATGCGGCAAACTAATTATGTTTTTGCGTTATTTTCAACGCGGGGAACCGATTACTTCAGACAAGTTAAATGCGATTGTCGATGCTGTTCGCGCTAATGAAGTCACTCCAGGCAATGGATATTTTGTTAATAAAACACCTGCGGGCACATCTTTAAGCATTTCCCCTGGAACTGCTTCAGGCGGAACAACACAAAAAAGTGTTTGCCCGTTTGAAGTTACTGATGCTTCTATTGGCACAATGCTTAAAGTAGAGGTGACGCAAGGTCTTGTTGCAGGACGTTGGCCGGATGGGATGTCGTTAGGCGGTCCTCCGTACATTTTGGAAATTTCGCAATCTTGCTACATTTATTGCAAACTTCAGTATGTGCCAAATGATGTAATTTTGGATTCAAACAGTGATGCTATTACATTTTTGCAGTCAAACGATCTTCAAGAAAACACTGTGGATGAAGAATACGTTTTGGTTGCGACAATTGTTGTGACAGGCACAAAAATTACCAACATCACAAACGTATGTGCACAAATTATTCCCAATCCTTGCAACCTTAAATGGGGTGCATAAATGAATTGTCACGAATTTAGATACGGGATAACTCACGTTTATTACGATATTACAATTAACGCTCAGTATTCGGGGGTTTATGGCGACTGGAGTGTTGCTGGGGAAATTGTTCCAATCAGCGTTGATCCAAACACAAAATTCTTGACCCCAAATCACAGGGAAATGGAGTGTAATCACACTCCAAAAGTTCCTGACGAAAACTATTACTGGCTGCCTCCTATTTTTCGAGTGGGGTATTTGTGTGATCGATTTACATTGTACAACATTCCTAAAATGTACAACTCACCGACAAATCCGGTGACGTTCACGCAAGGATCTCAAACACTGCAAGCAGGTATTGCCGATGGCATTTTTGGAACTCCATATCCTTGGGCAGAAGCTGATCCTTTTATTGCGCGCGCACGCAGTACTTGGGAAGCGAACCATTTTGTGGCATCAAATACATCAAATCTAGTTCGCAGCGGTTTTGGTGTTTCTGACGGGCAAGGATTGTTTGGGTTTCAATTCTCACTCAAATTTAAACAAGGGCAAACTGGAATAGTGTATTTGGTCGCATATTCAGGGGCACCAATTACTCCAGTTGAAGTGGGCACTGCAACAATGACAACGCTCAATATTACATGATACCTCGATGGATAGCGCAAAAAAGGCATCAAACTTGTTTAAACTGCGAAATATCTGACAAATGCGTCGACAAATTTAGATTGCTTGAACCAATTTCTCCGTGTAAATTAGGCAAACATCATTCCGTTGATGATGAGATGCGCTGGGAACGCGCATGGCCGACATCTGCTGACCGTATTAGTGGGTGTTGCGACTCAATGGCAGACGGTTGGGGTGCTTCATAAAACTGCTCTTTATATGGTAGCAACCGACATATCCACGACTATTGAGCGCGGAGCGGATTGGACTGTCGGGCTTCGCCTTCGCACGTCTCAGGAAAATCTTGACCTGACGGATTGGAGTTTTGTTGCATATTTGATAAATTCGGCAGGACATATTTTTCAAACAATACCAGCTATTTTGGTGGCAACGGATTGCGTTTCTTTTCAGCTGACAAATAGCGTCACACTTTCTTTGCCTGCGCAATCAGCGCACTGGGAAATTTGGGCAACACGCTCCGATCATTACAAAATGCGCCTTGTTGCTGGGGGCGCCACCATTGTTTAAACCATGAGTTGCAATTCAGATTGTGGCATCATTGCCATTGAGCTTTTGACTGGAGCACCAGGAATCCCGGGTGGTCCACAGGGACCAGTGGGGCCACAAGGCCCGCAAGGGAATGCTGGCACGCCTGGAGATCGTTATGCAGGCACGTCAGCAACATCAATGCAAGCAACTGTTGGCACACATACATTTACAGTGTTGCCCTTGGGGTTGGCATATACTACAGCACAACCTATTGTGGTTGCCTCGCCAACAATTGGCGTAATGCATGGCACTGTGACTACCTACAATCCCGCTACGGGAGTAATGGTGGCTGCAATTAGCGACGCCACTGGGTATGGCACAGGTACGGATTGGACAGTTAATCTTGCCGGCGCTGTTGGTAAACAAGGGGATCCGGGCATTGCGGCAACGATTGAAGTTGGCACTGTTACTGCATTAGATCCTGGGCAAACACCCACAGTGGTCAATGTGGGCACAAGCACGGCGGCAACATTTAATTTTGGATTGGTTTCTGGGGCAAAAGGCGACACTGGCGCGCAAGGACCGCAAGGAAATCCCGGAAATGCAGCCTCTGTTAATGTTGGCGTTGTAAACACCGGCGCACCAGAATCCTCAGCTTCTGTTGTCAATTCTGGCAGCACTTCAGCTGCCATTTTCAATTTCACCATTCCGCGCGGGGATGTGGGTGCTCAAGGCCCTAAAGGTGACACGGGAAATGCGGGGGCATCGTCAACGGTTTCAGTGGGGTCCACCAACACCGGCGCACCTGGATCAAGTGCAAATGTCACTAATTCGGGAACCAGTTCAGCGGCTGTTTTTAATTTTACCATCCCTCGCGGGGATATTGGCGCAACGGGCGCCAAGGGAGATACAGGAACACCCGGAACGCCGGGAGCTGCGGCATCTATAGCAGTTGGCACCGTTACTAACCTGCCAACAGGCTCAACGCCTACAGTTACTAATTCGGGAACCAGTTCAGCGGCTGTTTTTAATTTTGGTCTTGCACAAGGACAACAAGGAATACAAGGGGTTCAAGGAGTGCAAGGAACGGCTGGGGCAAAAGGCGACACGGGAAACCCCGGAGCGGCTGGCCCCAAGGGGGATACTGGCGCGCAAGGGCCGCAAGGAAATGCTGGAACTGCCGCCACTATTGCGGTTGGAAATGTATCCAGCGGAGATGTTGTTAGCGTCACAAATACTGGAACCTCTAGTGATGCGGTGTTTGATTTTGTGCTTCAAAAGGGTGACAAAGGCGATCCCGGCACGGTTACAATTTTGACAGGCAGTTCGATCAGTCAATTTACAGGCGACGGCACTCAGGCGAGCTTTTACCCCATACAAGGGTATACTGATACGAATGTTGGTAGTTATTCCGCAAGCATTGGCGGCATTGATCAGCTACCGACAACTAACTACACGATTAGTGCATCAAACGGTGGCACAATTATATTCTCAAACGCTCCCGCAAACGGCGTTCCTATTGTCGTTCGCGCGTTTGTAGGTGCCAGCGCATCTGACGCGCATTCGTTGCAAGGCAGGGCAGTGGCGACCTCAGCTCCTACTGACGGGCAAGCGTTGGCATGGGATGCCGCGCGCAGTACTTGGACGCCACTATCCATCTCGGGTGGCAATGGAAATGCCATTCAATTACAAGGCAGAGATATTGCCTCAAATACCCCGGCAGATGGGCAGGCGCTAACATGGAATGATGGCGAACAAAAGTGGCTTCCCGCCACATTGGCACCTAGCAGTGTAGGCGGTCAGGTTTGGGTTTCGTCAACCACCTACAAACAAGGTGACATTGTAACCACTGCGCAACGCGACTCAATGTGGATTTGCATTGCCAATGACAATACGGGAAATGATCCAACAATCTCTCCTACTTGGTGGCAGCCAGCTCCCGCAGATGCGGTTAGTCTTCAACTTTACAAAATTGCAACCACTGCGCCAACAGATGGCTATGCGCTGACATGGAATGACACTGCTCAACAATGGGAGCCCCAGCCTGCAACGCAAGGACCACAGGGGAATCAAGGAATTCAGGGAATTCAGGGAGTACAAGGAATTCAAGGCCCTAAGGGCAATCAAGGCGATCAGGGACCGCAAGGGATTCCGGGGCAAGATGGCACTACTTCTTACCAAGGCGAATACAATCAATCTACTGCTTATATAAAAGACAATTTGGTGACATACCAAAATGGGCTTTGGGTAGCATTACAGTCAACATCTGGGCAAACTCCAGAAAGTTCTCCTGAGTACTGGACGAAGATTGGAATCTTAACAGCCTCTTCTAGTTCTGACGCTACCTCAATTCAAGGCACGCCAGTATCGGATACTGGGCCATCCACAGGGCAAGGGCTAGTGTTTAATGGCAGCAATTACACTCCGCTTGCATTAATCCCGGCTCCGACAACAAACAACACGGCGTTGGGCTTAAACGCAAATGCAGGGTCGAGCGGAGAATCAACCGTAATAGGATCGGGGGCAAATAACCCAACAGGCCAAGGGATCGCGATTGGCGTTAATGCTTTGGCAGGCCAGTATGGTATTTCAATGGGGTATGGAGCAGGGGGAACGGGCGGCACCAATGATGGAATAAATATTGGAGCAAATGCAACTTCTGGAACTAATGGAATTGCTATCGGCAATGGAGTTTCTGCTGGTGACAATCAAGTAATTATCGGCGGAATTGATCTTAATGCATTAGTTGTCTCCCCTGCGGGTACTGACACCGCATTCGGAAATGGAGCAACCGCAGCAGGAGGCGCATCTGTTGCAATTGGTGCAAGCTCAAATAATTCTTCAGGAGGAGGAGTAGCTATTGGAAGCGGTTCTTTAGCAGGTCAATATGGTGTATCCATTGGATATGCAGCGGGAGGAGGAAGCGGAGGTTATAGCAATAATGGCATCAGTATTGGATACCATGCAAATGCTGGACACGGAGGAATATGCATTGGCACAGACATAACCGCTTCCGCAGATCAAATACTAATAGGCGGAGTTGATCTTGGGTCATTAAACGCCACCGTCTCTACAACGTACAAAGATAAGATCAACGAGATCATTAATTTCGTAAATACTCTCGGCGCAAATATTTCTACTCTGTAATTATGTTGAACAAACCCACAGGCGACATGGTAAATGCGGGCAGTGATGCTGCTCCTCAGCCTCTTGGCACTGCAACGGCGGGAACATCAAATCAATACGCGCGCGCCGACCACGTTCATGAGTTTCCAGCCATTACGACAGCGCAGATTACTGGGCTCGATACAGCATTGGCCGCTAAGGTTGATACGGCTCAACTCGGCGTCACTGTTGCCACATTGGATGGCAACGCTCACCTCAAAACTTCGCAACTGCCTACAATTACAACCGCGCAAATTAGCGGGCTAGATTCGGCGCTGAATGCCAAAGTCAACACGGCTCAACTTGGCGCGCTTAATGGCGTTGCTACTTTAGATGGAAGTGGCAAACTTGCCAGCGCGCAAATTCCCGCGCTTACAAGCAGTCAAATTGCCCAAATCACCCCGTCCGCAATCGGGGCAATGGCAACCAGTGAACGCGCTGGATTGGCAACGCTCACGGCTGGCACTTTGACAACCACTCAAGTGGCGGCTTTGACGGGAGATGTTACTTCATCCGCAGGCAATCCGGCGACAACTGTTGTGCAGTTGCAGGGGCGCTCTTTATCCAATGCCGCGCCATCAAATGGGCAGACGTTGCAATGGTCTGGCACTGCCTGGGTACCGGGAGATATTCCGTCAGGGGGATCGGGAGGTGGAGGGTTGGTGTTTTATTTAAATGCTGGAATTGCAGGACAGTCTCCGATTATCAATTTGCCAGGTACTCCCAAAGAATTGGGGCGAACGGCTGAAGTAGCGGGCACGACAATTACATCCGCAACTCTTTCGCAAACAGCATATGATCTTATCGCCGGATTTGTGTCTCACACATTAGACCCCGACACCACGGCTATGCCGGCAGGGCTGTTTGACCTAAACCTTTGGGCCAGTAGCAATGCAAATTCTGCCAACCAAACCATTGTTCAGCTTTGGGTTTACAAATACGACGGGACAAATGCGCCCACCTTGTTAGCAACATCTGATGACGTTAGTATTTATGATCCTTCTGTCACGGCTCAATACGTTGTTAGCGCAGTTCTTCCCCAGACCACATTGGCTCTTACGGACCGCATTTATGTGGAACTTCGCGGAAAAGCAACGGCAAACAATCGGACAATTACTCTTAATTTTGGAGATTCTAAGCCTACGCATCTGCATACAACCCTTCCCAGCGTAGGCGGATCGGGTTTAGTTAAGGTAATCAATGGCGTTTTTCAGTCTCCGGCATCTTTGCTTGTTAATGCTGACGTAGATGCGGCTGCTGCTATTGCGGTTTCAAAGGTGGCAGGCGCAGTCACAACGACTCAGCTTGCTGCTTATGTGCTCTTGTCTCAAAAAGGTGCCGCCTCGGGCGTTGCAACGCTTGATTCGGGATCTAAACTGACAACTTCTCAGCTCCCGACAATTGGAACGTCTCAAGTGAGCGGATTTGGATCGGCCAACGGATTTGCGACTCTTGATGCGCAATCGCGTTTGGCAACAAATCAGTTGCCCACAATCACAACCGGGCAAATCACTGGGCTTGGATCAGCACTTGATGCAAAGGTAAATACATCTCAACTTGGTGCGCTTAACGGCGTTGCGCAGCTTGATGGAGCAGGAAAACTCGCGACTTCACAAATTCCTCCCCTAACCACTTCGCAGATTGCTCAGATTACTCCCTCGGGAATTGGCGCAGTCGCCACTAGTTCGTTGACAACCTCTGCAACCGCAAATGGAGTCCCCCAACTCACAGGCGCAGGCACATTGTCAACGAGTCAACTCGCGTCAATTAGCGGGCTTCCAAGCGGGCCGCAAGGTAGTTCAACCGTAGTTCCCGTTGTCACTGTTGATGACAAAGGCCGTGTTACTGCATTGTCGACCGCAAACATTGCGGCAACTGGCGGCGGGCTGAATAACGTCGAGACGTTTGTTTATCAGGAGACATATCCTGCCACAATGAACACGGGCGTCACTCCTAACACGTTGACGCTTACTGCCAGCGGTCCTTTAGGGCAATACTCATTTGGTGGCTATGGCTATGCTATTGCAGCCAATGATACTGCGGTTCTGTCGTACCAAGCGGATGGCACTCAGGATGGTCCTTGGCAACTTGTCTCAGATGGCACTCAGTTGTCAGGGATCTTTACGGCAACTTGGAGTGTTGGATCGAGGTACATTTATGTGACCTCAAACAATATTTCCAGCATTCAGGTTGGAATGAGTTGTGTGGGACCAACATCTTTCACGGGATCAGCGGGGTTGATAATTACTGACGTCAATATTCCCGGAAATACTTTGACGATTGCTGGCACAACCTCCAACAGTTCACTTGGCGTTTCTGGTTTATCTATAAACGCTACAGGCGCAGTGTTTGAGCGGCCAACATGGTTCAGCGGATCAGTCAAGCCTCAAGCTGCAATGGTGCGTTTCGGAACGTATCAAGGCAATATTATCAACATTAATGGGTACATCCTAAGTGGCAGCACTGTACTCCCGTTGCCATATGACATTTCCGTTGGCACGGATTTAATTTACGCATATCGCGCTTCTGTTGGTGCAGTACCAGCCACTCTTGGTTATTTACAAACTACGCTTGATACAACTCAACTCCCTTCGCTGACAGGAACTAATTATTCAGGCGTATTGCCTCTTGCGCGCGGAGGCACAGGGCAATCAACTCAACAAGCTGCTCTTAATGCACTAGCAGGCACTCAGACCGCAAACCGAGTGCTTCGCTCAAACGGAACAAACACAACGCTTTCTCAGGTTGCACTTACTACAGATGTTACTGGGGCCTTGCCAATCGCTAATGGCGGCACGGGACAAACAAGTGCGCAGGCTGGGCTAAACGCATTAGTCGGCACTCAAACAGCCAATCGTGTGTTGCGTTCAGATGGAACAAACACCTCACTTTCGCAGTTGGCGCTAGGTACAGATGTCACCGGGACGCTTACTGTTGGAAATGGGGGGACTGGAGCAACAACGCTCACGGGCCTAATTAAAGGCAGTGGAACTTCCGCTTTGTCAGCGGCAACCGCAGGAACTGACTATGTTGTTCCTAGCGGCAGCATTACCGGCACTGCATCTAACGTCACTGGAGTTGTTGCCATTGCGAATGGAGGAACTGGTGCATCAAATTCCGCAGATGCCAAAATGGCAATGGGCGGAATTCAAACAGTTCAGTTGCGATATGACACTGCTGTTCCGATTAATGGAAGCGGAACAGTAACATTGACGACCACTTCTGGATCAGCTTCTGTTTCTTATTCAAATCCAAGCATTCAGCTTGCAATTGGGATGAGTTTCTCAAATGCGGGCACCACTGCGGCTGTTGTTAAATCAATTGATACTGGAACAGGCGCTCCTGGAACGTCTGGCACATTAACGCTTAGTGTGATTGCTTCTGCATCTGGAGGCCCTACTAGTGGAACAATTTACGCCACAAATACTGCTTGGACTAGCACAAGTGCACCAACAATTGATGGTCGCACCCCTGTCACTGGAGATATTGTCGTTTTAACAGCTCAGGTTGTATCAGCATTGCGTGGCCCTTGGGTTATTACGAATAATACCACATCGTACACATTTGCCAGACCCAGTTGGTTTTCTGGAAATTTGGCATCGCAAATGATGTTTTATGTTCAGTACGGCACTGTTTTCTCTGGATCAGTTATTTCGGTGCAGCCTCAAGTTGGTATTTTAACTGGAACTACAACAATCGGAATTGATGGTCTTAGCGTAACAACAACTGTTTCCGCACGAGCATCAAATGCAGTTTTAGCCTCAAACACATTTACGGGACTTCAAAACTTTGCTGCAAATAGTCCAACTGGATCTGCACCATTTAAGTTTGGTGGGTCGGGCTCTGGCTTGAACACAACTGCGGTTGCACATCAGGTTGAATGGGATGGCACATTCATGTACAATACGACAGCGGGAGCTGTCAGAAGTCAGCAAGCGGCATTTATCCCTGCTCCAGCAACCGCCACAAGCACAGGCACCGCAGGTCAAGTGGCTTACGATTCCACCAGCATTTATGTTTGTGTCGCAACAAATACTTGGCGCAAAGCAGCTTTAGCAACATTCTAAGTTTATGAACTCCATTGTCACATTCCTCATCGCACGCCTTCAGGAACCTTCAACCTACGCCTCGCTTTCGCTTTTGCTGGGCGGTCTTGGGTTGCATGTCTCCGATGCTGCCTTTCAGGCCGTAGCACATACATTGGCAGCCGTGGCCGCTTTGGCCGGGGTACTAATGTCTGAAAAGAAACACACTACAAATGCCGCTCCTACTGTCCCTCCTCAAAATCCTTGAGGCGTACTTTAACATTAAAAGTATTCGCGCGCGCTGGGAATTGGAGCGCGATATATCCAATTATTGTGATGATGTCCAAAACGAGATTCTCAAGGCACGTTCTAGTGGCAACGACGCTCGCGCAGATGTCCTGCGCGCACGTCTCCTCAGTTCCTCGGGCATTGTACCCTCCAGAGGGGATTCTGCGCCTGTCTCCGAAGCAAACGTATCAGGCCCAAACAAGTGAAGTGTGGCATTCTGCCGCTCGTTATCAGGCGGCAGAGAATGACGCGTTAAACGCGATTGCCGCGCTTAAACAAATGCAAAACCGATGATTTCAAAAGCCGCCATGATATTTGTCCAACTGTTAAGTCTTATTGCTCCATCAGTTTGGATCTTTATTGCTGGTGCTTTGGGATTTACAGTTGGCGCATATGGACCCACAATTATTGGCAAATTCAAAGCCAAACGAAAGAAACCAATCCATGATTCGCACGTTCCTCGCAAGCCTCGACGCCAAACTCGATGACATTGTCAAAGTGAACGCGATCACGGCGGCTTCTTTGATTGTGTCTCTCGGCGACTTTGAGCAGTGGATCCGTGTCATTGGCCTTGTGGCCGCGCTTATTTACACGTTGTTAAAGATTGTTCAAACCATTAAAGATATCCGCAAATGAATGTTGTCCAACCGCTTCTTCAATTTCAATCTCAGCTAAAAACTTGGCATTGGATGACCAAAAGTTTTGCGCAACACAATGCTTTTGGAGACGCTTATGAGGCAATTTCTGATAAAATTGATGATTTTGTGGAAGTGTATTTTGGACGTTATGGACGTGAGGCATTGGCCGGCGTGACGCTTTCCATTCGAGCGCTTATAGATGAGGCCACTGTGACATCACTGCTAAATGAATTTCGTTTGTATCTCACGGGAATGGATCGCGAAATCAAAAGCGCTACCGATTTGCTTGCTATTCGAGATGACATTTTGGGCGAAGTAAATCACTTGGCATATCGTCTCACTCTTGCATGAAAGATTTTGAGCAAGCGGTTAAATTTGTCCTTGAGCATGAGACTGTTTATGCCAAAGGACATTATGGCGATTTGAAATGGGCAGTGCTCGAAGACGAAGATGCCGATCCCGGTGGATTAACAAAATATGGAATCGATCAAACATCTCATCCTAATATCGACATTGATAAACTAACACTTGAAGAGGCAACCAGCATTTATCAACGCTTATACTGGGATAAGAATCATTGCGGCGAAATGCCCTGGCCTTTGTCTTTGGTTCACTTTGATGCGTGTGTAAACATGGGTGCAGGTCAAGCTGTGAAGTTTTTGCAAAGATCTGTTCAAGTTTCTGATGATGGCGCATGGGGGCCTGCAACTAAAAGAGCACTTAGTGACACTCTTGATAAACTAGGAGCAAAGATTCTCGCCAAAGATATTTGCGATCAACGCGAGGCCTTTTATTGTCAGCTTGCAAGAAATAAACCTCAACTTTCAAGGTTCTTAAAAGGCTGGGTAATTCGAGTCGATGATTTAAGGAAAGAGTGCGAACTTTACTAGTGCATGGCAAATATCACCCGCAAATGGAAGCGGTTCATGGCGGTAGGATGCACTCACGGTCATCTTGCCGATCAAGGATTATTATCTCAGGTTTTGGCATTCGAAGAACGCTATAAGCCTCACACTCGGATTCATCTTGGGGACGCTATTGATTTGGCATGTCTTCGCGCCGGGGCCATAGGCACCAAAGATGATGCCGCTGACCCAGAGGGAGATTTATCTGACGGACTGGCATTTATTTCTCGTTTTCGCCCCCAGCTTTATTTGCTGGGAAACCACGAGGCGCGTCTCACATCTCTAATGGAGTCTCCCAGAGCCATTGTGTCCGCACTTGCCTGCCGCATTTACCAGCAGATTCTTGATCGCGCGAAAGAGTTCAAGTGTGAAGTGGTTCCGTATTCTTTTCAAGAGGGTTGGAGGCAATATGGGGACGCTCTGTTTGGGCACGGGTACATGATTAATGAAGCCGCCGTCAGAGATCATGCCGAAGCGGTTTGCTCAGGTACCTCGAACAAAGTGGTAATTGCTCATCTGCATCGAGTCACTCAAGCCGAAGGGCGCAATAGAGCGCATCCCACAGGCTATTGTGTTGGGTGGCTGGGACGCACTGAAGATATGGGATATGCGGCTCAAAGGAGAGCCACAACGAGCTGGAGCAGGGGTTTTGCTTGGGGCGAATATACGGACAACGAGACTATTATATGGCTAGCCAAAGAAACAAAAAACAAGACGTTCAGACTTCCAGTCTGATGCAACAATTGATCGATCACTTGTCAGTGCCCTTTGCTCCCGAAGGTTGGTTTACAATCAAGGATTTGTGCCAAAGAACAGGGAGAAGCCGCCAGACTATTGAACGTTTCCTGCATGAAAAAAAAGTTGAATGCAGAAAATTTGCAGCAAACCGAAGCGACGGAAGAGTCGTTGTCTTGATCCACTACAAACTATGAACCCATTACCTGGAGAGACACCCAAAGACTTTTTGCGACGGATCGTGAATGAACTTGGCGAACATTTCGACGTGGTGCAAATATTTGCGCAAGTTGATGATCCAGAAAGCACCAAAAGTTATCACGGCGGAGTGGGTAACATGTTTGCTATCGCCAAACAGATGGAAGTGTTTCTAGACGAATGGGAGGCGCAACATATTCCAATGCAAGACGTTGACAGTGATGATGATAGCGAAGATTAATTGCAAAAAAGCCATACAAGGGCAATTTCGTAAAAACTGAAGGTGACTGGAATTTGCAGCGCAAAGCATATTCCATTTAATGCGCCTTGTATAAGACCCGCAATTGCAAAGACTTCCGCAAATCGTTTAAGTCGATCCAGTCTGGGCGTTTTGGGTTTTCGGGTCATGCAAGCATGGTATCGGAAAAAAACTTTGAAAAAAGTATTTACAGAGCTTTTTCGGCTGTGCTTTAGTCGTCGCCGTCAAAGGGAATTAACCCATGACGAAATCAAAACATATGAGTACTTCACACTATTCCAGCCGCCCCGTTCAGAATGACGTTGGCGCAGATACAATCCGCATCCCGTTACATGTTCCCCAAAATAGGCGTCGACATTCGGCGGCAGCCTGGATGTTTTTTGGAGTCTGCCTTTTGTTGGCAGACGGTGCAGCATTGGCTCACTTTGCAGACTCGCCTCTTGAGGCGGGTATTTTGGCGGCATTAACGATGCCGACTGGAATACTGGTAATTTTAGCAGCATTGGAGGCTCGCAAATGAGAATGCCAGCGCAAAGAACGCTAGAATTTCAATCAGCATTGCCTTCCCAAGCCGAAGGTGGTTTTTCGGGCGACTTTCATTCTTCTGTGCATAAAGCTCTTTGTGCATGGGAAAAAAAACGAAATTTAAATTCAGGATTTCGTTATGGACACGGATCAGCGGTTTATTCGCGAAAAGTTGAAACTGCCCAAAGAAGTGAAATCAGCTGGAATTCAGCGCCAGAGGTTAAACGTGCGCCAGATCCCGCAAAAATTAAAATGCGAGAAGAGGCAGCTCGAATGCGGCACAATCAACGGATGCGCGAAATGCGTGCAAAAGAAACGCCCGAACAAAAAGAAGCACGTTTATCACAAAGGCGGGCTACTCGAAAAAGTAGAAGCACGGGACTTCCTTATAAACAACGTCCCAAAATAACGTGTGAAGAAAGAAAAGCGGCAGTAAAAGCGGCAAAAGCACGTTATTTAGAACGGCAAAAATTAGGACTGGTCGCAAAAACATTAAGGCCCCCAAGCAAATTGACTCCTGAACAACTGAAACGAAAAGCAGAAAGAGCAAGAAAGTATTACTATGAAAACAAAAATTCGGCCATCAGCGCTTCCTAAATTAGCGCTTTGTGGAAGTTTTGAAAGCGCGCCAGGAGAATCAGAAGCAGTAGCGCGTGGCAGTAGAATTGATGCACTATTTCGGACAATGTTTGAAACAGGCAATATTCCTGAAAATTCAGATCAAGAAGAAGTTCAAGTTGCATTTTGGGCAGTAAAGCAATTGGCAATCCTTGGATCAAACAGGACTTTAACAGATGAACTAAGCTGCAAAATCTTTGTTCCGCTTCTACAAGAAATAGGAACAATGGACGCTGTTAATTTGTCTGGAGAATGGCTTGCTGATTTAAAAACCGGCCAGATGCACGGGTACAAAGAGCAAATGGCAGCATATTCTTTGGGGTGCATGTACCTCTTAGGAAGAAAGCAGTGGACAGCATACCTTCTTTTTGCGGATCAGCAGGAAGTTGTTAAACACGAGTTTACATACGATGAGGCCGAACAAATTGTGTCTACAGCACTCAGTAACTTTGGCAATCCACCAACCCCTAATCAGTACTGCGGATGGTGCGCTAAATCTTTGGAATGTCACCCAAGGCTAGAAGCTCAACGGTTAGCGTTAGCAACAACTGAAGCACCAAACTTTGCGGCGGTGCTTAATGATCCTGACAAACTTGGAGCATTTTTATCAAGAGCAAAGGTGTTTGACGAATTCCGAGAGGCCGCTAAAGATCGGGCGAGAGAATTATTGGAAAAGGGGCATCGAGTTCCCGGATGGCGACTTCAAAAACCAAGGACAAGCGAAACGCTTGACGCCGCAGCGCAATTGAAAAGCGGGCTTAGTCTTGAAGATCTTATCACTGCTCATGGCCCGATTTCAGCATCAAAAGCGCGCAAACTGGGTTTGATTGATGAAAAACTGGTCACACGCAAAGAATCACGTCAAATTTTAAGTCAATTATGAGCGAAGCATTTGCAATTGACCCAGGCCAGGGCGGAGGCATTGCGTACAAGTACGATGGGTGGAATAAAGCGGACACAATGCCGGATACAGTTGTCGATTTGGCAGATAAATTAAGGGAATTAAAATGCGGGGGCTTTGATATTTGTTATCTTGAGGAGATTCCGAAGTTTGCAGGCAAAAACGCTAGTGCAATGATGAAGCTTTCTACTCGGTACGGCGAATGCCGAGGCATTTTAGCAACGCTTGGAATCAAGGTTTATGAGTTTACACCGCAGGCGTGGCAGAAAGCGTTAGGATTAGGCAACCGTGCAACGCATGGCAATCGATGGAAAGCGCACCTCAAAGAACGCTCTCAGGCGTTGAATCCCCATCTCAAAGTGACGCTTAAAACGGCTGACGCTTTGTTAATCCTAGAAGCCGGAAATAAACTTACGCAATGAACTTGTCCGAACATTTTATTGAAGCGCGAAAGGTGGCAACGCGACGTTTTTGGAGCGAGTTTGCACGGGCAAATTACGACCGAGACGAAATTACAATCGCACCAGAAGGGATAAAACAAATGTGTTTTGAACACGCTGATGAATCTGCCTGGCGCTATCTTGAAAAATCTGGGGCAATGCAACTTCCAGAATGGACTTTCCAAGTGGAAAAAAAGGACGGCCAACCTTTTTAAACGGCCAACGCTAAATAAAGAAAAACCAAACGCTAAAAACACAGAAATATGGCAGTATTAACCCAACAAACAAGCAGCAGCAATTCTCGCATCATTTCGGAAGCAACGGTGCCAAAAGGAAGTTATGTGGCAATTTGTCTCGATGTTGAAGATAATTTTGGAGTAGAGCGGCTAAAATACGGATCTGAGACAGAAAAAGAATTGATTGATACAACAACTTTTTATTTTGGCGTTAAAAAGGGATCGGATAATTACGTAATTCGATCAAAGGCGTTTAAACTTAGCCTTCATGAAAAAAGTTCTTTGTTTCAGTTTCTAAAAGCCTGGAACAATGAACCCCCTAAACCGGGTTTTGACACAGTATCCATGAAGAATCAATCAGCGCAAATCTTGGTTGAGCATAATATGAGTAATAAAGGTCGTATTTATGCCAACATTTCAAGCGTGTCTCCAATCATGGAAGGGTTGGAAAAAATGGTGCCAAAGCCGAAAGAATTTGTTGCATTGTTAAAACCACAATTACCAAAGCAACCTGATTTTGATCCAGAAGCTGACGAGATTCCCATTTAATCAACGCCGACAGTAATTAAACGAGGGGCGCGACTCGGTAACGCGCATTTTTTTTATGATAATTGATAAAGAGTTGGATGAATTAAAAGCAAAATTGAAACGAATGCGGGCAGTGGGAATTACTAGCAAAATGGCACAAGATCCAGAGATTGCCATTTTATTGGCGGCGCTTGAGATTTTTAGTGGAGAAATGGAGGAGAAAAATAATGAATGAGGCGCAGATTGTGGAGGCGGTGGCTAGAGTGCTTTTTCCTTTAGCAGAATGGCAATCACCTAATCTTGCTTGGGTGCAGTGCCCAGGCATTGAGCAACATTCGACAAGCAATGGCAAAAAGGATTGCAGATTAACAATCAATGACGGTCTTCCGCCGACTTTATATTGTTGTCATGATTCTTGCGCGGGGATGATTGCGGATTGGAATTATAAAATGCGCAGTGAGATCGGCAAAATGAAGATCACCGCAGGCAACGTGTTGCGAAAAGGAAAAATGACGGTTAGCGCGCCACCAATGGTAGCGCCAAGGCCGGCGCCAGCAGTAAAAGCGGTGAAGCCACTAGAACCATTGGCCATTCCTGCAACAATCTTAGATGGCCAACGGATTCACTTGGAAACTTGTTTTGCCCCTGACGAGCTTGTTGCCATTGTTTTTGGCAAGGGGCCAGACGGTAAGCCGAAAGACAAAGGCATCACTCGCGAACCGATTCCTCTTTGTGACAATCACGAATTTGGCACTTACATTCGGGTAAATCCAATGAAAGCGGGAGGCAGTGGAGATGCTGACGTCACGGCTTGGCGACATTGTCTTATTGAAGGCGACAAAGCGCCAATGGAACTGCAATGGGCAGCAATTGTGGCAAGCGGATTGCCCGTCAGCGTGGTGATATCTAGTGGCGGGCGTTCAATTCATGCGTGGGTTCGAGTAGATGCAGCGACGCCGGAGGAATTTCGAATTCGCGCAAAAATGGCGGCGGATGCGATGGAAGAGTATGAGGGTATTGTTTTAGACCGTTCATGCCTTAATTGCTCCCGTTTAGCACGTCTGGCGGGCCGTCAAAGGGGCGACAAATGGCAAGATCTTCTTGCGGTTCGAATTGGGGCGGCATGTTGGGACGATTGGGTTGCCAGTCGAAAAGAAACAGAAACGCCGGCAATTGAAGCGCAGGCCGTAGATGTGTCACAAATGCACACGGAGCCGATGATTCAGTTTTATTATCGCAAGGCTAAAAAGGACTTTATTATGGTGCGCGGTCGCGTCATCACCCCAATAACTGAATCAGGTCTTAAAATGGCGTTCAGACAGGAGGGACTTGCTTTTGATCGTGAGCAAATAGAGGCGGAAGTATATAAAGTGATGACTGAGCACGCCATTGACTATGATGGTTCAATGCCAGGTTATCCCATTGGATTACATGAGGAGGGTGGACGCCGTTATTATTGTGATGCTGGTCCAACGTGGTTTCAAGGCATTCCGCCAACGTCGCCAGAGATCGGCGCAGGCTGGAGCACAATTCATAAGCTCACAATGCAGCTTTTTTCACCGCGCATCGAAGGCGAGGAACCGACCGAATCTAAGGCCTGGTGGCGGTGGGCGTACGCAATTAAGATGTCTCGTGAAGCGCTCAAACTTGCAATTTCCAATTTGCAAAATGGACAACGGCGGCAAGTTCGCCCGGGGCAAGCAATGGTATTATGCGGTCCAAAAAATTGTGGAAAAAGTTTCCTAGTGAATCAAATTATTCGTCCCTTGCTAGGTGGGCGGCAGCAGGATGCTCACAAAGCATTTGCAAATGGTGCGGAGGCATTTAATGGAGAGCTTTTGCATGGCGAAGTGTGGACAGTAGATGATAAGGAGCATAGTCACCGTATTGATCAGCGGCGACAGTTTGGCGCCTCTATAAAAAGTATGATGTACTCAGGCCGTGTTGGTTTTCATGCCAAACACAAAGAACAGGTGACATTGCAACCGTGGGCAAGATTGTTCATTTTATGCAATGATCAGGACGATGCCATTCGCGTGTTGCCGCCACTTACGCCGGACATTGAAGACAAGATTCACCTCTTTCGTTGCTATTACGCTCCTACGCCAATGCCGACCGACACCGGGGCGCAATGGTCAGCTTATGAGGAACAAATACATGCAGAATTGCCAGCGTTTGCGGGTTGGTTAGACGCAGAGACATTGCCAGAACATGCCAAAGATCAGCGTAACGGCTCCGTGTGCTGGCATGACCCTTATATTGTGAGTCTTTTGTCCATTCAAAGCCCAGAGCACCAATTAGCGCAGCTTTTGACGCATTGCATTGATCGAAACATCATTCCAACATCAACTCCGCTTGTTGCAATGGCAATTCTCGACGCTATGAGGGAAGATGAAAGCACACGGGCAACAGCTCGAAACCTCGTGCATGATGATCCCGCAGTTTTGGGACGTTATCTTGGGCGAATTGTGGCAGACGCTCAACGCTACAAACGCAACATGGGTCTCGACCTAACAACAGCAGGCAAGCGTCGTGGTGCTGTAATGTACCAACTGCGGCTAATTCCAGAAAACAGCGAGGAGGTGAGACAATGATTTTTGTCAAATCTCTTGCCTCGCAGCTGCTTTTACTCTGTAAAAGCTCCAAATTGCGAGGCAGCGAGGCAAAAGTCGTTACTTTATATACTATATATATTATATATATTTTTTTGTATAGGAAAGACATACTTCTACCTTGTTGCCTCGCAAAGGGTAGTTAAATAGAACAAAAACAACCATTTACAAAAGCGAGGCAAGGTCAAAAGAAAAAACCCTTCTCGCACTAGAAGCAATTTATGGAACATCAAGACAATCAATGTATTACAGAAAGGCTCATTTTACTCTATGAAACAACAGCAGATTTGCTCTTAAAACTTGAAACAGCGTTAATTTTGCTGAATGGCGCATCTTGCGCGCTGCAAGGGCAGCAGGCAGAACGTTGGCAAAAAATGTATGCGGAATTAAAACAGGAGATGGCAAATGACTGAACAAATTGAAACGCTGGAAGAGGCGTTGGACGAAGTGGCAGACGTGATATCGGCAGACAGTTTTTCTGATTTTGTAAGAAAGGGACTTGAATCTGGACTTGAGCTGAATTATCGACTCATTATTAAGCAAGAGGGACAGGGCATCGTGGTCAGTTTGTTGGCTGAAAAAAAGATGCCCGCTCGCAACATTAAAACCCTGATACGACTCCAATGAACACTGAAACTGCTGAAGAAAAAGAAATCTTGCGTTTACACGCGGACAGAAACGCAATTGCACGGGAGCTGGCAATACTGCGCCTTAAAATGTGTGCTTTAATTGCGGAGAATGAAGATCTTAAAAACGAGATCGCCATGCAGAAGGAGGGCGGAAAATGAAATGGTTGATGCGATACAAGGTTACTGCCGATTTCAGGCCGTACCGGGCATGGTGGATTTCAGCGGAGTCAGAATCCGAGGCGAGGCTTCAGATTTGCCGTTTGCATGGCATTCCGTATGAAGAAACTGAAGCGGTAATTGATTCAATCTAATGTGGATACTACCGAAATCACTCATATCAGCCTTTGCGCCGGGTACGGAGGCATTCACGACCTTATGGAACCAACTGACCCCACCTCAGCCCCTGACGACGCCGTTGCGTTAGCGCAGGCACTAGCGTGCAGCGCGGCGGAGCGCGCCCTGTGGCAACAAATCCAGCGTGATGAGGCAACCGTCAAGCAATCGTTGACAGTTCGCCCAGAACCCCCGCGGCTGCAGATTGCGGCGATGTTTATGCAGTCCATTTATGCGCGGCAGTATGGCACGCCGTGTGAGTTTCATGCGCTTAAACGCGCAGACGCACTTATTGAAGCAGCAAAAGAGGGGAAATGAACAAAGTCACAATATCAACAAAAGATTTTATTAAATTGGTAAATCGCATCACAAAATTAGAAGTGGCATTAATTCAGATAGCAATAGGCGATGGATGCAATAAGACCGCAATAAAAACAGCAGAAGAATTACTGGAAATTACCGTGGATTCTTTGGTAATTGGATCAACTAACAAGGAATCTTTGACAGTTTTTGATGCATCTAGAGCAGCATTTCCGCCTGAAACGCGCATTACTGTAAACGGTAAATCATTTTTGCTTAAAGACATAGACAAGGAGATGAGAGAATGACCAACAAACAAATTAACGCGGCGATTGAAACAGTGCTGCACCGAAATGAGCATTGGATGATCTCAAGAGACTACTGCACCGACCTCAACGCGATGCATGAGGCGGAGAAGGTCCTGAAAGGATATGAGCAGATTGCCACTTACGTTTGGCACTTGGAAAACAGGAGTGGAGATTGGAGCACGGACGAACACATGATGGCAACACACGCAACAGCCCGCCAACGCGCAGAGGCGTTTTTACGGACGCTGGGCAAGTGGGAGAAAGATAAATGAACAATGAAATTGAACGGCTACAAGCCGCAAACAAAGAACTGCAACGAGCTGTTGGGGAAAGTGAATTGCAATTAAAAACTGCCATGCTGCTGCTTAAAGATGCTATTTGCAGCAGGGGCGACAAGTTGAATGGAGAGATCTGGAGAAACAGACTTAAAGAGCTGGAGACAAAGTATTATGGCTACAAATGACCCCATCAACCACCCTGCGCATTACACCCAACACGCGAGTGGGGTTGAATGTGTAACTATTGCTGAGGAGTTCCCATACAACCTTGGAAATGTAATTAAGTACGTTTGGCGTGCTGGATTAAAAAGCAGAAATCCCGTAGAGGACCTAAAAAAGGCGCAGTGGTACATTGCGCAAGAAATTCAAAGACTTGAAAAATGAATCATCACACAGACATTTCGTTTGATTACCCTGAGTGCGAAAAATGTGGCGAAGTAATGGATCTGACAAAGTTTTTAGAGTTTGAATGTTTTGTTTGTTCAAGAACTAAAAATTTACAAAAACAAATTGTTGATTCCGAAAACAACACCGAATAACTTTAGTGCTTAACCCTAAACACCCTGGGCGGGGTGTTCTTGGTGCAAGGCAATCGACCCCGGCTTGCGTGTGCAATGTCCGGGGTTTTTGTCATTATGAATGAACACTTTATAGCACCAGAATGCGGGGGATGGCTGGCAATTGTGAAGCACATTGATCAAACTGAAGCTACATTGCTAGCGTTTGAAACAATGGCAAATTGTAAATGCGATCTTCGAACAGTGGTTTATTCAAGCCATTCATTGTTTAAAAATCAGACACTTTTAGGCTGGACATTTACGCATCGAGGATGCAACCACATTAAGAATGCAGGAATTGATTGATCAGTTGTTGGATATGGGGTTGACTCATTCTCAGGTTAAAGATGTGCTTGAATGGCATTATGATCTCATAGCACATGAACGTGAAGCAGCAGGCGGCGCGGTCGTGATTAGATTGCTGGGTTTTATTTTGGGGCGACCTAAAGAATCACGGGTTGCGTCTACTAGATTGCGTGCATTGGGTCTTGCGTTTGCTGGTGGTCTTAACCAATTGACCGGGTATAAAACATTAACCGAAGCTGCTCAGGCTGAAGGATGTTCAACTAAAGCCTTGTCACTTGTAGCTGCCGAGGCTGGCGCTGAATTGAATTTGCCTTTGGGGCCTAATAGGAAGAAAATGCCCCCCTATAAGGAATCTTTTGCCTGTGGCCCTTGGCCGCAGTGAAGGTCTCT